CAATGCTTAGTTATCTTCTCCGCTGAACGCATCCCAAAATAACCACCATAAACCAAAAGTAACAAGGAACTAAGTAAATCAATCCAATCAGGAGCTATTTTAAAGCCGTCTAAAGAAATATCTAATATTATGTATATAAATAGCGTAGCGGTTAAAAAAGCTAGTGTTAAAGGTCTTATATTGCGTGTTAAATAACTGTCTGTATTATTATCTGAAACCCATCGCTTTGTGGTTTCTTGCATTTCTATTTTATCAAAGTTTAATTCTTCTAATAAAAGCTGCTTATCTGTTTCGCTTAATTTGTCATCAGCACCGATTTTACTAGCTAAAACCTCTAAGGCTTCTATTCCTGTAACGTTCCCAGCTATTTTTAATAGTTCTGGTGCTACTTCCTTACCTTGTTTTAATAACCAACGTAAAGCATCTCCTACCCTTGTAGTTCCGTTTTGTTCTTTGTATTTAGGCATTGTTCCAACGTGCTTTAGTTTTTCTAATATCGTAATGTGTAAAAGATTGGTACATTCCTAAACCGCCTTGAAGTATTTCGCCTGATAGCATAAGGTCATCTAAATAGTCGTAAGTGTCTAAAATAGGGTCAAGTCCTTTAATAACTATATCAGCAGCTTTACCTAGTAAGTGTTGAGAGTTTACAGAACCACCAACCGACTTATTATGTGCTTCACATCTATAAGCACTATTAATCGTTATAGGCATTGCTACGTTGTCCCTAACATACTGTAATTGGTTTGCTAGTTTGGTAATATTAACCAAAACTTCGCCAGGCATTTCACAACCACATTTGCAATTAAATTCTTTTATGCTAAAGTTTTTAGTCATTCTTTTTCTTATGCGTTTCGTATATCTTTTGTGCTGTATATCCTATTGACAATAATAGCAATATAACCTTTAAACTATTTTCTATATGTGTAAAGCTAACCCCTAAAGTGATAGCGTTTAAAAAGCCTATTTTCAAATCTTGTAATGTCATTATATTTTGTTTTCTAAATACGAAATTCCATAAAAACTATGCACTCCTTCGCTATCCAAGTCGCAACTGTAAGTCTTCCAACCGTATGGGTGTTTCTCTAAGTCGCTCCAAATAACATCAACGTGATACTTATCGCTTAAAACAGGCTCTTTAATCATTTGCATTTCTCCGTCTTTAATCTCGTATTCACCTTTTTGTAAAACTATATTTCCCAACTCAACAATAGTGTGAATGTGTGTAGGATATTGGTTACCCTCAAAATCATAGTCCACGCCTAAGTCCTCAATTTTTTCTTTGACTTGTTCTTTGTCGTTAAATTCGTATTTGCCTATTTTCATAATTCAGTTAATTTAGCTATTTCGTTATTATCTAAGGCTTCGTCAAAAACTTGTATTCCATAAACTTCACCCTCAAATTCATATAGACTTGTTGATTGTTGAAATTGGAATGTTTCTAAGTCCGTAAAAAATCTACTAGTATTTAAGTAACTATTATAAAGCTGACCATTTGCAAAAACAGAATAATTACCATTGTTCCACCTTATAGCTGCTTTAATTCTACCGCCATTGTGTGCTAAGTCATAGTCAATTATTGCTGAAGCTGGTGCGTTATTAACGTAAAATTCTAAAACATTGTTTGTTCTGAATCTAAAAAATATTTGATTATAAGCACCCCCTCTTAATGATATTATGTTTCCATTTGCATCACTTGCATCGACTGGAAAAGGTTTAACATCTATAAATGCAACCCCCTCGTTTTTATTAAATTGTGTTTGACCGTTTAATATAGTTGATATTCCCCGTTCCAATGCTCTTGTGATTTGACCTCCCTCTGTTTTTATGTAGCTAGAGCCATATATTTGTTGCTCAAATTGTGACCCCCAGATAAAACAATTAGCAATATTATTTGTATCTGTATCATCAATATCCCCCTCTGTAAATCTTGGGCTATAAGAATGAGTTATGGAATTGTAACCATCAGTTGTATATGTAAAATATATTCTAAACCAACCATTATTAAATTCCTCAACCTTTGAGCTTATAGCGGTAAATGAACTGGTTTCAGTATAAGAAATTATTTGCTTAGTTGAGAAATTAAATCTTAAATCAACCCACGAACCAGAACCCCTAGCTCTAATGGCTAAAAAGCTACCCTCACCTTTTTTTACAAAAATTGAATTAGTGCAAGTCTTAGCACCAAATCCTATGATTATAGCATCAGATATATAACTAGCTGCGGTATTTGTTCTTTGTAATTTATCAGCACTTTCTGTTCCATCTGGTGAAATCGTATCGTTTGAAGTAACAGTTATATTTGTTTTAATCCAAGCTGCATTTTCAAACTCCTCACTTCTAATTTGTAAATTTGTAGATGTACCCTCTAATAAAAGGCTAGGACAATCACCACTCCAATTCAAGCGTGGGTTATTTGAGCCTACAATTGTTTCAATTAAACCGTTTTCTTTTACTCTAGTTGCATCGCCAATCCTAAAAAAATCAAAATCTCCATCACCATCAACTGGTAAAACAGAATAAACTTTGCCGTTTTTATATCCGCTAGGTATTAATGCTAGTATTGGGTTTTTCATTATCTTTCTATTATTATTGAAGTAGTACCACAGTACCACCATTGACCGTTCACTTGTAGTCTTAACGTTACTGTTTCGCCTCTATTTATTTCTATTGACCTTCCAAAATCTAAAACTACTGATTCCCTTACGTTGTTTCCGTAAGTACCTGTTTCACTACCTTTTAAAACATTATTTACATAAACACTCAAAGTTAAAGAACTTCCACTAGGGAACTGTCTAGAACTGTAAGGCATTGACGATATTTGAAATTGACTAAAATAACCATTAAACGGCACTGGGATACCACCATAAGCAAATGGAAACGCTGTACTAGAACCAGTATCAAAAAGCGTGAAAGTATTAACGCTACTTATATAATGACGCCAAGTCACAGATATTTTCTCAGTCGTTAAACCTCTGCTTGTGTATTCTACCGACTTCGCTCTTATAAGGTTATTTGTAGAAATCATTTATTTTTGTATTTCAATTTCATTTCATTATAAAACTGTTTAGCGTATTCTTCATTGGCTTTAAGTCCTATATATTTTTTTAAACGCTTAACGTTTATTTCTTTGACTTTGTACTTCATAAAACCCAACCGTTAAAAACTGTGTCGGTGTCTGGACTTATATCGTTGTCGCTATTGCTTGTGTATTCTGGAAATTTAGATTGATTAAAACATAAATAATCCACTAGTCTAGTGCTGTAATAATTTGCATACTCTCTAGCTTTACCGACTAAATAATCCACTTCATTTTTATTAACGTTTTCAGCAGTTTCGCTTGAATGCTTAAACACTCCGCCATTCTTAATTTGATATGCCGCAAATGGAATATAATTAACTTGAGCGAACCATATAAGGGTTGGCTGTATATAGTCGCTTACAAGGGCTAAATAGTCCCCAGATAAAGTACTGTTTTCAATGTCCGTACTTATTCGGTTGTATAAATCAGTTCCTAGTAAGTTTTGTATGTCAATTTCTTGACCTAGTTTTATGAACTGTATAAACTTATCAGTATCAACATTCCCATCTAAGATGGAATTTCTTACTAAGTCTGTTCTTGATATAAATAATGCTGTTGCCATTTAGTTTTTGAATTTCATTTTGTTCCAATATTCAGCAGTATAACCTTTATACTTCATATCCTTTGGTGCTACTGGTACTTTTTGTGCGTTCTTAGGAAATTTAAAACCTTTACTTTTAGCTTGACCGCTTGTTATTTGGCTTTTTTTACCGTTTTTAATTTGATAGGTTTTTCTAAACCATTTGTGATTGCATCTTGCACCGCCTTTATATAACCATATAGAATAAGTATCTGAGCCACCTTTACCAAAACCAGCATTAACAGACTTTTTGCCCATTGATACAATGTCTTCTTTGCGGTAAACTTTTTTAGCTCCTATCATTTTAGAACAAAACTGTCTGCTGTTTGACCCAGCTTTTTCAGGTGCATAAGAATAACGTACTAAAAACTCAACACCTTTTTGACTATCTTGTTTTGATTTGCCATCTTGTGTACTTTTTGCGTTTGGTTTAGCCGTTCCAGTACTTACAAAATTCCATATTTTAGATAACGTTGTTTCGTCTTTTTCTGGCTCAGTGTTTAAGTCTGTTATAACCTCGTCTAGTTCGTCATTCAACTCATAATCAACTTCGCTTTCATCCACTAAATCATATTCGGCTAGTAGTTCTTCTTCACTCTCTCCTAAGTCAATTAATTCATCAGCAATATTACTACCTAATTCATCTGGTAATTCTTGGCTAAGTTTAACCCCTGTTTCTTCTTCTCTAGTTTCTGCGTCCTCAACGTTTTCTAAGTCTGTAAATTCTAACGGTTGAAGCGTTTTAAAGTACAGTTTAAGGCTCATTTGATTAAATGCTAGTATAGAATCAAAAGCATCTATTAAGAGCATCTGAAATGGTCTTATAACGGTGTTATCCATTAAGGTACTAGCTGTAATTAATTCTTGTGCATTATTACCAAGTCCGCTATTATCTTTAATACCTAAAAGCATAGGACTAACAACCCTATGAGCAACCATTACTTTTTTAGAACTTTCATCACTTAAAAACTGATATTGTTGATGTGCTTCACTTAGTTGTATAGGCTCAATTGTTGCTGCACTTTCTGGATTGTCGTTAAATGCTAATATAAATTTACCAGCATTGCTACTCCCAGAAAATTTAGAATATATACGGTTTTCTAGGGCTTGGCGTTCTTCAGCGTTTGGTGTTCCGTTATTGAAATTAATCAACATTGAAGGAGCTAATCCGTTCAGGATATTGTTTAAATGATAGTTGCTTATCTCTTGCTCTAGTTCGGCATATTGTAAACCCCCCGCATAATCTGGACTTGAATAGTATTTATATCCTGCTCTGTAAGGCTTTACATAAATAATTTCTATATTTTCAGAACTACAACCAAAAGATGGTATTCTAGTTGTGTGACCTACGTTTTTAACCTTCTTCCAGTCATCAGCATAGTAATACGCCTCTATTTCGCCTTTGTCATTACATTTTTCTGCTCTTAAATTTTCAACAGGTATATGCTCAACTTGTGCAATAGTTTTTTTATCCTTAGAGTAAATGACTTGCATAGCACATTGACCCATAAGTTTAAGGTCATAACATAACTTGCGAACCATATCTTTATGAAACAAAGAAATCATTTTAGCGTACTGCTCTGGCTTCTTATTTGAGTTTAAAGCATCTAGTCCACGTCCGTAAATCATTTCACTAATACCGTTAATAATAGCGTTATTTGTTGGGCTACCATTATAGCGGTCAATTAAATACTTAAAATAATTGTTATCAGAACCATAACTAACCCATTCTTTATTTGATTTCTCAACAATTTCTGGCGTTGTGTAAGTACTTAAATTTACTATTCTTAAATCGTTCATATTTATATTATTATAAATTCGTTATCCGAACTTTCTTCACTTATATACTTATCTTTATTGACGCTGTAATATTCATCATTACTTTGGTTAATTGCTTGGTCTGTGCAAAAAATCTTATCCTTATAAATTATATTATTTGAATAAATAACATCTAATATATAAAAATCGCTTTCAGTTAAAGCACCGAAAACAGCATCAAAAGAAATATAGTTACCATCAATAACCGAAGTAGCATCAACCGTAATAGTTTTGTTTGTACTTTCGCTAGTCAATTTTAAGTTCAAAGTACCTACTGTAAATTCTCTAGGAATTATCTTAAAGGTTTTATTTCCGCTTGTGGCTATTAACTTCACATTAATATATAAATAAAAAACAAATATTTTGTATTTTCTAGGTATAAAAAAAGTATTAA